CATTATCAACAGATCCAGCAACAAGCTGCGCTGAATCAATAGCATTATCTGCCATTAGGGCATTTGTGATTTGATCATTACCAATGTGTGCAGTGTCAATAGAAGCATCAACATATTGAGCAGAGTCAACTGAGTTTGCACTCATGTGAGCAAGATCAATAGCACCGTCAGCAATTTCATCACTGTTAACTGCATCATCCGCAAGCATTGAGTTTTCAACTGCGCCCGCAGCGATGGTTAAAGCACCACCAGCAGCAACCGTTGCATCACCCGAGAAGTGAGTAAAAATCCAATCTCGAATGGAGTCATTGCCAACCTTAACTTTATTTCCACTATGATCAGCACCTAAGATGTGACCATTGGCATGAATATTGGCAAGCACCAGCTCAGACTGACCAGTAATGCAATCATTGTGAAGCATCGCGGCCTGAACAGCATTGGCACCAATAGTTAATGCACCACCGTCAGCCACACTTGCATCGCCACTGATTTGACCAAAGACCAAATTAGAAACTTGAGCAAAGTTTAGCTTCTTGTGGTTAGAGTTAGAGTTGTCCCAAATAAGCATCTGGTCATCAGCCAGAACGACCGAGCCGTCTCCATCAAGTCCTGCAGTAAGCTCACCAAGATCAATCCTGGCAGTTAGCGTTTGACCACTCAGTGAAGTGATGATGCCCTGTCCACCAGCAATGGTGAATGTTTGGCTATCAAGATCAACTGAGCTAGAACCGGAATCGGCAGCAAAATCTAGATCAGATCCACTTACCACACTATCAACATAAGCCTTAATTGACTGCTGTGAAGCCAAAGCTGTAGCAGAGTTACTAGACATGTCGTCTTGGTCTAGAATTGCTGTAATAGTTGCACCAGCATTGTCACTCAGGCCAGCCGAGCCTAACTTAAGAATCGCATCCAATTTGCCTGCAGAGTCTGTGTTTGGCGAATCGAAGCCGCTACCAGCAGCAATACGTCGTAAAGCACTTTCTAGAATAGAAAATGCAGTATTCTGTGAAGCTTGCGAAACGCTTCTACCAAAAAAGTTAGTACCATCAGCACTGATATGAAGATACCCATCAGTAGTTCCATCGACGGCGGTGGACGCTTGCCCGACCAATTCTCTTAGTGAGCGTGATTGCTGCAACTCTTCAATAAAGCCTTGTTGCGCATCAGTAATTATAATTGTTGTATCTAGAGGTATACTAAACCCCAGATCCCAAAGCTGCACCTTGCCGTCCCAATTAGACGCCGAAGCTGCAGGATTTTTTATCCATAAAACATTAGCCATGTTATTATTTCCCCTAAAGTGTTTATTAACACTTTAAATCATATCGAAAAACACCCACACCTGCCCACCTTAGAGCTGACCCCACGTCATCTCTTTGTAGATTGGGTAAGTGTGTTAGTTAGCGTTCTTCTATTTCGAGGATTACAGAAGCTAATTTAAACGCACTAGAGCCATTGCCGCTAGTGCGTAGAAGTCTAACTTGTACCTCGTCCCCTGCATTAAGTGTAGCAGAAAACACTCCGGATACAACTTTAAGCGTGTTAGAAGTTAGACTAAATGACTCAACCATTGTTTCATTGACTAAAATTTGAATAGAAAAGGTATTAGAATCAGTTTTATCAATTACAAGACTAGATCTACGCAGGGTCGCATTCGCAGACATAATGATTGGATTTATCATGGTACAAACACTACCATGTTTTAAATATATAGAATCTATTCCATTAGGAAGACCCAGCCTGGTATCTAAGGCGAAGGTTTTGATACGTTTAACTATTTCAGTATCAATTCCCTTCAGATGGGCTGGCAGATCTGCAGCGTCTTCGGCTCCAGCCGCGGTAGGGTCTCGAATGTAGTTACTGGGGGAATAGTCCAAATCCAAGGCACTGTCCGAAACAGTACCGTCTTCCTCAAATATATCCATTCGAGGGTCTACATTCGTAATGTATTTATTATTAATTCCCGGAGTTCCGGAAGTTCCTTCCATGGCAATCTTCTCGCCATCACTGGGTATGTTGTCATGATTGAAGGCGGCTTCGTGCTCTGCTACATCGGGAAAGATAGAATCAGCTAAAATACGATTCTGAATAGCAGTTCTTAAATTGGCCATAGCTACCTACCCCCTGTTGTGGCCACTACTTTTGATACAAATAATTATTCTTCAAGAATAAGTGCAACAGTTGCCTGATTAAAAGAAGAGTTCCCCTGTCCATCGGTTAGAGTAATCTCGCAACTCAACTCCCCACCCGCAGCAATGGCTACATCTAAATCACCATCCCATTGTCGTAACTTATTTTTAAAAAGATCTACACTCGCAATAACAGCCCCATTTACTTTAACAGCTAAACTATAATCGCGTCTTGTATCAATTTGGTTTACCCTAATAGACATTCCTTTTAGATTACAATTATTAGTTAAAATAAGAGGAGCCTGGTCACTCTCCACTAAGCCAGCTGCACACAAGGCTCGGGTTCGTGGGGGATGCGGGACCTTTCCCGCCAAGCCAAAAGTTATATAAGTTCTTGTCAGTCCGGGGGGTCCTATAATTCCTACGCTCCCAGTTGGACCCTGGGGACCAGGACGACCATCGCTACCGTTGAGTCCATTAGTCCCGACAGTTCCTGGGCGACCTTCTGCCCCTGTGGGTCCGGGTGGGCCGATGATAGATTTCCCTCGCCCACCAGTTGGACCTGGGGAGCCAGTCGAACCCCTTAATCCTGTGGGACCGGTTGGGCCCATTTCTCCTCGAGGACCTGCTGGGCCTATGGCACCCTTAAGGCCAATCTGACCCTGACCACCTTTGGAGCCTGGAAGACCCTGAATCCCGGAAAGACCAACAGGTCCACCTACTCCTTGGATGCCTTCGGGCCCGGTTAAGCCAATTTCCCCTTGAGAGCCTTGGGAGCCTTGGGGGCCAATCTCACCCTGGGGGCCCCTAATGCTAAGACCGTCCTCTCCGGATAAGCCAGTTAAACCTTGAAGTCCCTGAGGGCCAGTGGGCCCCACTGGTCCGACCTGCCCTTGTTCTCCTTGGGGTCCCGATGGTCCGCGGTGTCCAATAGAGCCTGTATCACCTTTGGGACCTTGGGGACCCAAAGGGCCCTTTATAATAACTGTAGCATCTTTATTTTTAGTTCTGTGTCTATCTAAAAGGGTATCTCTAACGCTTGCCATGAGGCCTCCTTATACAGTTGCACCAACTTGGGGAAGATCTGACATATCAATACTACCTCCACGCCATGTGACTGAATTATAATTTGGACCAGCAGCAATGGCAGTCCAACCTCCTATCATTTCAACTTCAGCAACGACCCTAGAGCCACCAGTAACTAACTGTTCACTAGAAACTCGTCGACCTTGGCCAGAAGGATGGAAAAGCCATGGCCCAAAGTTCCAACGAGACTCTCCTTGGGGCAATCCCCCCGAGCCAGCCGCTAGATTGGGGTTCTCTTGGTATCCACCTCGACCGCGCCAGGTATTTTTTCTTATAAAAGCACCACTAATAGATACTTCATCAATACGTAATGAATCACCAGAAACATTTTTATAAATTCTTAAAACAGAAAAACTTGCAAAATCAGACATTTTAGTAAACCTCCCTAACTAAAATTCAATTGTGAGAACGCTTCCACTAACACTAAGTATTTTGGGAACATCCAATTGTGAAGCAGTCCCAACAGAAGACGAACCTAGTGCAGGTATTATATCAACTGTTACCTGATTATTAGGGATTGTCAGTGCTAAACTTTCACTAAAAGTAATTGTTGCCTGACGCATTCTGGTTGAATTACCTGTTGATAAATCTGCTGGACTGGAAATGAGTACTTCAAAAGCTGCTGGCGGGGTGGGAGTACCCACATCGCCAATAATTGATGTAGCTGTTGTTGCTGGCACCGTAGTAATAGATCCAGATCCAGTTGTCCACGCCCACGTAGATGTGGTTACCATGTATTCCGGAACAACTGCATTTGCAGTAAAAGTATCTCCGGTTATAAAATTAGATCCGCCAAAAGCCACATAAACACCAGCATCTAGTAATGCTTCATTCTCACTAACAGTTCCTGTCCTGATGTTGATAGGATTCGTTGTCTTCCACCAATTATAAGTAGCAACACCAAAACCACCACCCACTTGTATTTGAACAACATAGCTGTCGGCCACACTGCCAGTATAGGTTCCACTAAAGACTGCAGTTCCATTACCGGTATTACTTCCCAATATGGTATCGCCCACGGTGCGACTACATATTCCATTATGTACAGTTGGGCTTCCGGCTTCATCTCCTGAAACATGAGACGTATATGAATAGCTTGGAGCCAAGTTGTTAGTTGGAGTAAAGATAACTTTGGTTTTAAAGGCCGACACCCCAGGATTATATGTGGGGGATCCCACACTAACATTACTAGCATCGAGCTTTTCAAAAGTTAGGGTACCAGTAACTATTCCTTGGTAGCCGGGCGAGTCCAAATAGAAGTCGGGCTCGGGAGTTAGGGGGCGGTCCCACATTTGCATGTCTGGACCAGTCCACCTATCGGAATCGGGGCCTTCAATAAGTAATGCTCTGGTTGCTGAATTAGGATCAATTTCTTGATCAAATATTATAAATACTGAAGCCCCAAGAGGAACACCTGTTTGAGTATTGGCTGGATAAACAGTTTCAACTATTGGGGCTGTCATGGCGTGGGGTTCCTAAAAACCTTTAAATATACATAACAAACGATTTAAGAACCCCATATTTTTAATATGGGTCAGTTCTGTTTGTAGTGTATTAATATTATTCTGTAAGTGATCTATTTCTAAACACAGTTCTTTGAGTTGTGTAATTTCTTCATCCGAAGGTAGATCATTAACTGGAACAACGATTGGCTTATTGTTAGCAGCTACGTCTTCCTGTTCTTCAACAATACTAAAAATATTAGCTTCTTTATCCATTCTTTCCATTACTTTTGTAAAGCTTTTTTCCATAACTTTGACTCGCTTAACCTCCATTTCGTTATTGGTATCATCCAAATATTCTTTAAGTTTAGCAGGATCCAAAGCTTGGCGGTTGCTACTCATAAATAAAAATCTCCAAATAGGTAATGGTATAGACTTTATGTCTATACATAATACCGCATACAAAGAGGGGGCGCGAGGCTTTTTAGGTCCTCGGCCCCCTATTTTTTGGGCAGTGCTTAGCTAAGAAGCGCCGCTATATTAAACCACCGAGGTGGCAGCGGGGATCGCAGCGATACCGTTACTTACATTGTAAGTAGCAGTTGCAGGCAACACAACCTGGTTAGGTGTGACCTTAACGTTACGAGCGACCATAACTCCCTGGCCTTCATCATAAATGGCAATGCCATACCGTTCGCGCAACTTGATCTTTCTTACATCAACACGCGGGTCGGTCCATTCATCGGTAGTGAGCTCTTCGTCAACGAGTAGCGCACCCAATGCACCCGACTGGAAGACAACAACATCTGTCAGTAGGGTATCCGGATCAAACGGCATAAACGGGCTCACAACAATCCTGAAGGGGAACGGAAAGTAGCTCGGAAGCGACGGAGCACTGTTCATGACTTGGCTATAATCAGCAACTGGACTGGCAGCAGCGCCCGCAGCATTGCCAGCACCCGACCCCGAAGGACCAGGAACAATGTCACGACCATTACTAACACTTGTACGACCACCGTTGTCAAACGGGTTCTGCTGAGCAGGCTGTCCCTGCCACTGCTGGAAGAAACTACCAGCACCGTTCTGCAGAGCAAACGCTCGCATAACCGGGTCTTTGACCCACATCAGCCAAGTCAGCGGATGGACAAGGATAGTATCAGGCTGATATCCGTTGTGCATGCTAGCAGCTAACACATCGAATAGATCATCCATAACCATAGAGCCATTGGCAGCACCGGTGATATCTCGCCCATGGGTAACCCCAAATAGCGAAGTAGTGGGGTCAGCATTGTCAAAGGCAATAATGCCCAAGCTTAGAATGTGACGGAAGATCTTACTTTCCTTGTGACGAGCCATGGCTCGGCCAGCCTGTCGCATGTACAGACCCATCAGATCAAAGTCTGAATACCTTAGCATCTCTTCGGTGAACCCGAAAGCCATACCGACCTTGCCAACGTTGGCAGTGACGGTTGCGCCACCCAAATTGGGCTGGTGCTCGGGGTACGGACCACCCTCAGGAATGTCATCAGCGCTAAGAGCACCAATGGCAGGCATGACGAAAGTTGTGTAAGGCTGGTACTGTACCTGATCCAGAAGACTTGCGCCAACCAGAAGAGGCTCTTGAGCTTCCTTGATCAGACTGACAACAACTTTGGGTAGCAAAGGGGAAGCATTGGATGTGTTAAGAATATCCTTAATCTGCCACTTATCGCCCGTAGCGAAGTCAACTCCATCGTTAAGAAAGACATTCTTCCAACGAAGGAACTCCTGGGAACTCAGTTCGGAACCAGTCTCACCAGTCCGAAGATCAACGTTTACATTATTATTAAAAGTGTAATGCATTGCTTTAATTCTCCTTATTACCGGTTGATTAGGTTGATAACGACTTCACGATCAGCTGCACCAGAAAAGGTGAGGCTTTCGGGAAGTCCCCTAGTTGCTGTGCCAGGCATAGCATTAAGGTTACCTAAGTTATTATATTGAGACTTGACTCGATGGAGCAAATCCTTGGGGTAGGTCTTGAAACCAATACACTGGCCAACGACACGAGCAAACTGAGCAATAGTCGTTACGGCTGTAGCTTCAGGCGCTACGATAAAGTTACTGAATGTATCATACATCAAGAAATCGCCAGGCTTAATATCACCCACTGCACTAGCATAACCACTCACTGTTGCAGGAGGAGCACTATAGTCAGACCAGCCAAGAATGTTGGCACCGCCACCCAAGTTACCAGCCACCGAAGCACCACCAGCAACAAACAGGAACAATATTCCAACTTCTCGGTCTAGCCACCAATCACCTGCTATTACCAGGGCATTAGCACTGGACCGTTCACGAGTCAACGCGCCTGGTGCAGTTTCGCTTAGATCGTGAGAGCCAGTTACTGGATCAGTAGCAACAGGAATCTGAGACAAGCCCACAGAAATAATATTTGCATTAGTTACAGAATAAAAAGCACCAGGCCCACTGTAACGAGCCATCGCTACTGTATCAGCCGCGCTTGCCGAAGTGCCAGAACCAGCTGCCTGGGTACCACCCGTAAGAGTAGCAGGCATGGTGAGGGTGTGTGCGTTTGTTGGAACATGCGGAAGGCGGAGCTGATAATTGGCAAGAACCTGAACCTGAGACTGGAGCCTAAAGTTGTGATTCTTCAAATCAGCAGGATTATACTTGGAGCCATTGTTGGCAGCCCACTGATAAAATGCATGAGCAGCAACACCAATGGGTTGGCTAATAAAAGCTTCTGGCTGCTCGGAAGGCAGAATAAGACCGCGGCCTATTAGCAAAGGCGCGAGCTGGGCTCGAGTTCGGCTAATGGGTGCTGCGACCGGAGCTCCGGTTCCAAGATCAATAGTACCCTGGGCCACATCGGTGGCTGAGTAAACAAGAACCTGAGCGGCGGCATCAGCAAATAAGATCTTCAAGCCAGCAGGAACGAGATGCTGAGAATCTTCCCAGTCCCCCAATCCAGTAGCAATAGCTTCTCCTTGACGAGTGCATGCGACGAGTTTTCCGGGACTAACTACTGTGTAAGCCTCGAAGTGCTTATCAAAAAGCCCTCCGGTGACGTTCCAATCAACAGGTAGCCACGGTGCAGGAATAAAATCCCCGGCCAAACGGCCGTGAGGACCCTTTTCGGCATGTTCCACATTGGGGAACAAATTACCTACGTGGTCCCACTGCTTGTGAGTTGCGGTATAACGGTTTGCGTAGGACATATTTTAATTAACTCCTTCTACGTTGGTGTTTCCATTGGTATTGTTAATGTCATTATTTTCATTAACGTAAGTATCTATCTCAAGATCCCGGGGAACGAAACCAACCGTTTTTATGTTGTGCAGGTACGTTTCGGCCTCTGTCTTACCTCGATACTCACTCAAATATAAGTATCGCTCAATGTACTGATTGTACTTCTTCTTTTCTTGTTCTATTTTATCTTCAATAACAACCGGCTCCGAAGTAGAACCAGCACCTGATAAGACAGGATCCTCAATTGTCTCCTGTACACTACCTGATGTGCCATCAGGTCGCAAAACAATCTTATCAAACTCAAATCGAGTACGCAAGTCATTGAATTCACTTTCAAGTTCTAAAACAGTTTTCTCAACTTGTTCAGCCTTGAGCTGATCAAAAGTTTGGTCTCGATTTTCAGCTAATCTAAGCAATGCTGTGTATTCACTGAGAACTTCATGATTAGTTGCCAAAGCAGAATCACGTTCATCAGTAATTCTAGAATTTTGACTATAAAAGTCTTTTAGCTCTAGGCGTAAAAACTTTTTACTATCTCGCTCTTCGCCAAGTTCAACTTTGAGATTATCAATAGCTGTAACAGCAGTTTCGTATTGATTAATAGAGATGTAACTATCAATAACAGGCAATTCGATCTCCCGACTATTGCAAGCCTTAACTGTAGCATCATAAATTGCCCTAAGGCTTGCTGAATCTGAAAAGCTAGGAATGAGATGTTCCACGACTTGATCAGCAGGATGCTTGCACAGCTCAGATACAATATTAGAAACTGTAGCGTCTTCCAAGACAAGAGAGGGCTCTTTCTTGGCTGCTACGGTTTCGCTGGGCTCGGTTGCTGTAATCTCAATAGCCACCTCTTCATTAGTAACAGCATCTTCAAGCATTACAGATTTCTCAGTTGTTTTAATTTCTTCTGAGTTAGCCTGATCTTCTTTAGATACTGTTTCATTTAAGGTAGTACTTTCTTTCATGATTACTTCACTCCTAATAGAGTCGACAAAGGAAGCCTGAAGTTCGTAGATTTGGTTATCAGTTTTAATATTATTTGCATGATATGTTGTATACCCTTCAGTAGTTCTGTTGGGTAAATCAATAATACGAAAATTGCTAACAACCGCCTCATCGTCTCCAGGGTTCACGACAAAGGAAAAAGCTTCCTCATATCGCAAATCACCTGCGATAAGGAAGCAGCCATCTTTACCTGGCTTATGCTCACAAGGCCCACTAGAGACCCAATCTTGATGACAATCTGCATCAGAACAAATTGCTCGGTCAGAAGTCATGCCCGTACTGACTGTCATGTAGCGGCCGTCTAAAATTTGGGCTACTGCATCAGGATCGGTTATTAGGGCACTCACTTCTAGGTGGCCAGTTCCTCTCCAGTCAGGAGAGCTAAACAAGCCGATACTATTTAATTCGTCGATAACATCGATATACGACCACATAGGTCTGGACTCTGTAGAATCAGCTAATGCTGTATAATTTTTTCTAACAGAATCGCTTAGGCCACTTGGCTTTATTCCATAATCAATGAATTCATTAGAGATTGCTCGGCCCAATACTCGGCCTTCGGACTTAGGGGCAAATGCGCTGCCCGCACCATCGTCATGATTCCTTAGAACAGGCTTGTCGTAACCAGCGCTTCCGCCTCTTGCACGACTAAGCATTGATAATCGACCAGAATTAATTTTATTAGGCAAATACATAGCATGATTTCTTGTTTTTCGTGCTGCATGTTGTGCAATTGTTTGCACCAACACGCCCTGCCCCGAAGTCAAAATGCCATCTATAAATTTAACCTTATCTGAAGTTGAATCTGGTACTTTCACTCCAACAGGAGTTACAGTAACGTAGTCATAGAATTTGGCCACGCGTTTATTACTCATTAGTGTTATCTCCTGCACAACTAACCACGATATCAAAACTATCACAGTAAGGTAATATCTGGTTAATACTAACAGTATCAGTATCCAGTGTCAATTCAACTAAGGATTCGGTCGGTAATCTAGGGTTTTTAGTTCCAGATGTAAACTTAAATGTAGTTATTCCTTGGGTTGCCAAAGAACAAACTTCTCCGTAAGCATGAGCTGCAATACCAATGTGGTTATAGAGCTTTTCAATTCGACGCATTCCTAAATCAATTATTCCCATTGCCAAATGATTTTGATCAGCTAACTTATATTTATTCAAAGATGTTACTAAATCAGCAGCAATGTAGTCTAATTTTTGGGCTGTGTGTTGACTAAGCTGGTTTAGTTCAGAACTGAAGTTTAAGGACCATCTGGCATCAGTCTTGCTTTGGATCCCATCCCTAAACCGAACAACACAAAGCTGATCAAAAGTTTCACTAATAGTGATTTTCCATTGGTCAGCTAGGGTGTGTGAATTAAAATTATTCTTTAATAATCTAAATGCATCTTTAATATTAGAATCATTCAAAATAGTACGTGAACTAAAGCATAATCGATCAGAAACAGAAACAGGGCTAGGTGCTGGAGAAGCTACTTGCTGAGCTTGGCTAGCTCCGTCTAAATTGGACGGCTCCATTGCTAGGTGGCTATTGTCTGCTGCAGCAAAAGAAGAAGGAGACCCGTGCTCTGCAGACTTTAGCAAAGCTAGGGGTTCTTCGTACAGTTTAAAATAACTCAAATCACGCCGCTCATCTTCGGGGTCGAGCCTGTCCCAGCCAACCAGCATACGGGCTTCATCTTCCATGAGTAAGTGCTTGGTAAACACATCCGCTGCATGGGCTTGCATTTTGATTTTCTTATCAATGTCAATCTCTTTAAAAATCAGTCCAGCAGCATTTTCAGGAACCAAAGGATCAAAAGACCCAAAACGACCCTCAATCAAAAGATCATCTAGAATTAGAAAATTAAACTGAGTAGCAAGATCTTGCTGAACTGATTTTACTGCATCAACCAACTGAGCAGACAAAGTGGTGGCGGTGGATTTGTTAACCGTACTACCTTCGCCCATATCAACTGTACTCATTTGGAGGCCAGCCAGTACTCTGATCTTGAAATGCTTTAAGTACTCTTCGGCCCTTAGGGCTCGGCCTTCGGAGCCAACCATTTTAATATCGTGACGTTCAGGAGTTACAATAACTCCCTCGGGTGGCATGTAGCTAATTTCAGATCGAACATAGTCAATTTCACTAGATCCATCAG